GCTCGAGGTATATAAATCTAATACACGTTTAATATGTGCAGGGAGATTAGTAGTTACTACGTATTCAATTTGTACGGTATTTCCACCAGGAGCTTTATTAGAGTGTACTGCCATATCATTACGAATATAGTAGGTTACTAAATCTAGTACTGCTAACTTTAGGTCTGCTGGTACTACCTCATACCCACCAGTATATGTAATTCTATAGCTATTAATCTTATATGGAAAACTATTACCATTAATAGATTTAATAGTGTCATCTCGCTTACTTATAACATAGTCTACGAACTCTACTAGTTCTGAAAATGTATTACCGTAGTCATTAGAGTACTCTATAGTACTAATAGCGATTAATGGGTATTCAGTTACTAAGTGGCTATTAGTACCCCCATCATAATACTCTACCTTAGGATCATTAATGTAGTCAATAAATGTACGATTACATATTGTTTTAACTAGCTCACTAACCTTAGGTATAATGCTATCAATAGCAGTATCTTGGGTGGTACTAGTAATTCCTGCGTACGCTTTATACTCTGCTTTTGTTACTAAACTTAAACCCATAATTATTCCTTTATCTTTTACTTACCCCGACTAGCGAGACAAGTAAAAGATAAGGGCCGAAGCCCTCATCTTTAGTTGATTACAACCAACGTAGGGTTGATACACCCATACCGTTAACGGTAGATAGTTGAGTCATACCAGTACGTAGAGAAGCAACCATTACACGACGTTGTGTTTCCACAAGCTCTTGTGTATCCATACGTAGACCACGTTGTGAACCAGCAATAAAGTTTGCTGGTGCAACACAGATTGCACCAATGTTAGTAGCAGCAGTAGCCGCACCACCAGCTTTAGTTGGGAACGCATCACTTACGATAACAGGAGTTTGACCGATCATACCGATTTGGCCTGTTAGTACAGTAGCTTGACTACCAACTTTATCCATTGTCTGGAAAGAGGTATCATCTAGTAAGTTGTAGTACACGTCAGTAGATACAACGTAAGTCATATCAGATTGTGTAAGACCCCATACACCTAAATCTTGGCGTAGAGCGCGAAGATTTGCAATAGTGGCAACGCCAGTATTAGTAGGAGTAACTGTAGAAGTTGCATCATAGATAGCAAAGCCTTTAACAGGGTCTGCACCAGCACCAGCACCTAGCAAGAATGCCTTATCCACACCGCGAGCTACACGACGAATCATAGCATCACGAACGATAGGTAGAAGAACTAGCAAGCTATCTTCGTCTTCTTCGTATGCCAGGTACTCAGTAGTAGCAATTTTGTACGCATTTAGCGTAATTTCTTTTAATTGATGCGTTTGAGCAGCACCAGCAGAAGCAGTAGTACCAAACTGAGCATTAGTAACCCATGTTGCAAAACCAGCTTCTGGGTTTACAGGTACAGTCATAACGTTAGTGCGCATCTGAATTGGATTAATCAGACTAGCAACAACTAGACGACGACGAATCTCAGCTTCCATATTAGTGGATACTTCTAATTCCCAAGTAGCGCTAGGTACGTGTGCACCTGCCTTGGTAATCAAATCTTGGCCGAACTTAGTTTGGTCAACTGCAATACCTTTGATCTTAGCAAGCATTACTGCTTTTTCACGATCAGCGTAGGTAACATCACTCTTACCATCTGCGTTGAATTGCATCTTACTCTTTTGTAGAGCAGCAATTTCAGCAGCTTTTTCAGCTAAAGCGCCTTGTAGATCGGCAAGCATCTTAGTAGATGTATTGCTTTGGTCTTCAAAACGTTTTTCAATATCTTTAAGAAGCTTCTCAGCGCCTGACTCACCGACAGAAATTTGAGCAGATACAGCGGCTTTAACACGAGCATCCATTTCAGCGTCAGCAGCTAGTTTAGCATCAGTTACCGCTTTAGCGGCCGCTTGTGCGTCTAGAAGACTTTTTGTTGCTTGTTCAGCAGCGGACTTAGCAGCGTTTGCAAGCATAAGTTCTAATTCTTTTGGATCCATTTTCCATTCCTTTTTGATTGTGCTCATATTCCCATCTGGGTTTTCTAGCCCTTTAGCTGAGTCGCCTTTAGGTGCAAATTGAGCTTTAAACTTAGTATAATCTTCAGCATTATCAAATGCTTTAGACAGGTTAAAAAGAGTATTTTGATTGCAGGGTACAGAGACTACGGAAATTTCCATAAGCTCCAGCTCCTTGATTACAAACAGCTCAGTAGCTGCATTATACTCAGCATCTAGTACTCTAAACCCGATGCTAAATGCGGTTAATACTTCATCCTTAATAAGGTTGAAGACTTCGGCCGCTGCCGAAATTCTTGCTTTAATCCAAAGACCCTTACTATCGATCTTATGCGAAACCATACGACCAATAGGGTCATCGTGATCATGCTGAGAAAGAATAATAGGGTTTTTAAGGTAGTTTTCAATACCTTTTTCCCACACGCTCTTTGGTACCACATCACCAGCACGGTCTACATCATTAGTACTTGCGTAACCTTCAATGTATATCGACTCGATAGTATCCTCGGCGGTCGGGAGTTCTTTGGTAAAAGCGCTATTTAAATATAGTACTTTATTTTTATCCATGTAACTCCTTACTCGGTTTTAGGTGGTTTTTTAGGCGCACCCCCTACGGCAGGGTTAGCAGCTGAGCCTGCTATATTAGCAGGTACGCGTAGCTTATCAGCATCCGCTTCAGGTACTTTCTCGTATCGTAGCTCAATTCTAGCTTCATTAGGTGTTAGTACACCACCATTAACTAAAGTTGTATGGTAAGCAGCCACGTCTTTAAGTTCAGGCTGCAATGCAGACACGTTAGAGGTCACTGGTGACACGTCGTATCCGAAATATCGTTCAATTGCTGATACGAATCTGGTATTAATCGGCATTACTGTCTCAAGATAAAACAGTCTTAGATTAGGTGATATATTAGCATTATTTCCACCATCTAGTAGTAGAGGTGGAACTCCTAAAGCTTTTAAAATTTTAGTATCGTGGGTTTTGATACTAGTATCAAAATCCATCTCTTGGAAGCTAGGAGCCGCAAACGGGCTAGGTTTTAGACCACTATCCAAAATCATTGGACGTCGAGCACCATTTTTGGGGCTCCATTTTTGCTGCCAATTTAATATTGTCTTGTCTTTTACTACTTGACTTAATGTATTGTCCGTAGTGATAATCATTCCAGCTACAGCACCATTCTCAAAGAACTGGTCCTGAAAGTTTTGCATTTTATATAATGTCTTAATACTTCGTTCAGCTGAAGCTAACCGGCTTGTACCTCTATATATACTAGAACTACTAATATCTTTAATATGAATTACTTCATCTGCGGTAAAACTAACAGTATTGTTATATTTATACCTGGCTATATGTACCTTAGGGTCGGTGATAATTTGTACTGAGGAGGCGGGTAGATGATAAAGGAATGCGCCATCATAGTATATAAATATATTGCCTTCTAGTATGAAGTCAGTAAATATATTAGTTCTGAAATCTTGTGTTGATTGATAAGGATTTGGACGGAAGTTTAATAAGGTATGTAGGCTTTTTACCCTTACACCGCTAACTACACCTTCGTGTACTTTATCCTTAATATCGTAGTCTAGACTAGAACATGCAGATACTATTAAATTAGTGCCCCGTCCTACAGTCTCTAGTTTATCAAATGCAGTCTTATACGTTAATAAAGCATCAGACCCAATATTTAGCCCATTTTCTAGGCTAATAATTTCTTGCGCAGGGTTTGCCTTTTCTTCAGCAGGGAACCACGTTGATGGGTTATACCATGTCATTAATCATTCCTTAATAAAATCCACTAAAGGTTGACTTAATGGCTTGCTGTAGTTTAGGGTCTTCACCATTCTCATATTTTGTTTTCTGAATAGCGATCCATCTACGCTGTTTTTCGGCAGAATGTACTGCAGGTGCTTTACCATATACCCCGTGTAGTTTGACGTGATGCTTATTACATAGTGTAAATACGTCATCATATATTTCTTTATGATGTACCTCTATAAACTCGTCTCTAACAGTTAAAATACCTTCGTCTGTAGATATATCATGAGAGTTTGTATCTGCCCAAGTATTGAGTAAAATTGTAACAGATGCTAGATGATGTAGTTCTAGATCCTCTTTACTATTACATATATAGCAATACTCTTTTTTATCATAAGCGGCTTTTGCCTTATCACGTACCCATTTTACAGGAATACGGTTGTTGTTAGTATTTTTTGCCATTATACCATCTAAAAATTGGTAATTCAGTTTTGATTTCTCATATTATATCACCCTAGCTAGTATAAGTCAAGTCTCAAAATTTTAATGGTATATAATAAATTTAACTAAATAAAAAGCCCGTACAGATTAAATTCTGTACGGGCTTTTTATTTAGTTAAATAGTTTCTGCCACCAAGTTACTTTTCTTTCGCATTCCAGTTCATTAATAGCACTATCTGCCCTACTAGTAGCCTGTAGTAGTTCTTTTCTTACTTCTTTAAGTTCACGGCCAAGAGCCCTATCAAGCTCTTTATCACTACGAACTGTTTTTAAGGCATTAATTAGGTCATCTTTACCTTTTTCTTGGGAACGGTATTTTTCTAGTACGTTATTCTGTATATTTAGAGTATGTGCTAGCTCTACAGTAGACCTATCTAACCAGGCAACTACTACATCTAAGTCTTCATTCAGTAGCCCATTAAATGGGTCAACGGGTCTACTAGTATTTAGTGTAGGCTTAGCTCTTGCAATGAAGAATGACTCCATAAGATCAATATGGTCTTCATGACACTTATACAATATACTAGGACTAAAGATACCATTTCGGGCGTATGCCTCTTGCATAGGTCGTGCCGATGTACCTTTATGTAGCTTATCATAATGTTGTTTCCAACGTGCCTCTATATCTATAGATTTACCTATATAAGAGTCATTACCAAATTTTAGTTCGTAAACACCTGATGTCATACTGTAAAAGAATATAAGGCATAGCGTAAAGCATCTGCCATGTGTGAATGGATATCGTGGTTAGGTCGCTCAATTCCTGATACAGCGTCCATCTTCCATCTATACTGGTCTAGCATACTTAATGTATATGTGCAGTTTGGAGATACTAGAAGTCTATCATTTTCTATAAGTGTTTGTACATATGCAATACCTTCATTGACTTGTTTCTTAGCTTTAGTAGTTGCTAAATCATAACTATACGCCAGATCAGAAGCAAACTGAGCGGATGCAGAGTCAATAAAAATTGATTCAATACCGTACTTAAATACAAAGGAGTTAAACTTTTGAGCATGTATATCAGTAGTAGCTTGTGCCTCTTGGTACTCGTCTATAACGTGAAAGATGTTAAGTTTAGGGTCGTATACTATAACTATAAAGGCTGTTGGATCTTTATACCCAGGATCAAGACCTGCTATATACTCTAAACTATCAGATACCTCAAAATACTTTACATGCTTAGTACTATCAAAGCTAGCGTATATCTGACCCTCAAATGTAGTAAATGAAGCCATATACTCTTGCTCAAATTCTGCACGAGACATACTTCGTTTAGCTTCTTGTACGTCTGACTCTTTCATACGAATATTTTCCGTATAGTCAGCAGTTATTGAATACCATTCAGGAAACTCTGGGGAAAACCCTCTTTGGAAAAATACTGAGAACCAGTTATTCTTTCCACGAGGTGTAGATATAAATATAGCTTTACTATTTGGTTTATCTAATGTTGGGCGTAATGATAT